ACGGCGGCCATGCTGGCGGCAATACCGTTTATATGTGCATGTATGTATGATTTTGAGGACAGGATTGTCGATACGATGGATAATCCCTGTGCAACACTTCCCCCTTCGCTGTTTATCAGGATATGAATGGTATCGGCATCCTTATCCAATTCAGCAAGGTCGTGAGCCATTTGGTTCCCGTCGATATCGCGTCCTATTACTCCATACATTCGTATCGTCGCCTCACGCTTCTCTTTATTTACTATTCTTTCATAAGCCATTTTTTTTTGCTTTGATAATTTCGAATTAATTGATTTCGACAGCGAAGTAAACACGATAAACCGCTCATTACAAATAAAATACCAAGGGTAGTAATAAAGATTGCAACGCTTGTAATTTTTCTTTTCCAACTGCAATAATGCTTCCACCTTTGCATAAAAAGTACGCGACATGGACGATAAATATATTGCCTACATATTATTCAAAGAAGGTGTTTCCGGGCAGGATATAGCCCGGATCATGAAACGCTCTGAACAAACCATTTCCCGATGGAAGAAAAATGGAGATTGGGAACAAAAAGCCACAGAAGACCTGATGGCCATGCAAACCATCCATGAAGACATTCGGGACCTGGTCCGTTATCAACTTTTACAGTTACGTAAATTAAAAGATTCGTACATTAAATCGGAAACCGAAGGCGGCGATCCTAAACTGATAGGGAAAGGCGATATCGATGGTGTACGGGACCTTTTCAACATGATCAAGCCCAAAGAAACCGATTGGACCACCCTGGTAAGGACAGTAAGGAAAATAAACAAATTCCTCAAAGACAACTATCCGACATTGGCCCGTGACGTAGCACCGGCTTTAAATGACTTTTTAAATGAAGAAAGAGGAGGAGCACAATGACTTTAGCAAAAAGATTGACACACAAAGAGCAGCGTGAATACGATGAGTGGTTGAAGGAAATGCAGGAGACTGTACGCCTTAAACCCATAGAACAGGAAACAGAACAACAGCGGATCAAGAGAATTGCTTCCCTGAAAAAAGATTTCACCAAGTTCTGCCGCTATTATTTTGAGGACTTCGAACTTTCTCCCTTTGGATGGTTTCACCTTAAAGCGGTTGATTACATAATCAAAAACAACGATTTGATGCTGGTCTGCGAATGGCCGCGAGAACACGCCAAATCTGTAATAATGGATATATTCATCCCTATGTTCTTAAAAGCCCGCGGAGAACTCACCGGGGTTGTGCTTGCTTCGGCCAACAAAGAAAAAGCCGACGGACTACTGGCTGACCTCCAGGAACAATTAATGTTCAACCAGCGGTTTATCGCAGATTACGGCATACAATACAAGTCCGGGAAATGGGACTCCGGACACTTTGTGACATCGGACGGTATCGGGTTCTGGTCCTTTGGACGCGGACAATCACCAAGAGGTATCCGAGAGGCGAACTTACGTCCGAACTTCGGTGTAATAGATGATATCGACGATGCCGAAATATGTAAAAACGAAAAGCGTGTGGACGAAGCTGTTGACTGGTGCCTGGGTGACCTCTATGGAGCTATGCCGACTAAAGCCAGTCGTCTGGTTGTCTGTGGGAACCGTATACATAAAAAGAGTATCCTTGCCAAAATTGTCGGCGATGTGGAAGAAGGAGATCCTGTAAAGGAAACGATTACCCATCTGAAAGTATACGCCCTGGAAAACCCGCGTACACATCAAATGGATTTAAGCGAGAAAGGTGTTCCCGCCTGGAAAGAGAACTACACCCGCGAAGCTATTTTCAAGAAAATGGACCGCATGGGACGGCGTATTGCTCTTCGGGAACTTTTCCACCAACATATCATTATAGGCAGGGTATTCAGGGAAGAACATTTGCCATGGGCCGATCTGCCTCCTATCCAGAATTGCGAAAAGCTGGTGACTTATTGTGACCCCTCTTACAAGGATACCCAAAAGAACGATTACAAAGCGATTGCCCTGATTGGGAAGAATGGCAAATACTTTGATATATACGATGCATTCTGCCGTCAATGCACAACTCCGGAAATGGTTCGTGGTCATTATGCCCTGGCAGAGGAAATTCCAGAGAAGAAGGTTTGTCCGCATTGGATGGAGGCGAATTTCATTCAGGATATCCATTTGGAGAAATATGATGAAGAAGCCGAAAGCCGTGGTTACAGCATTGCCATTCGGGGGGATAAGCGCAACAAGCCGGATAAAATAGAGCGAATAGAGAATCTATCGGCTTTTACAGAAAGAGGCCGTATCCGCTTTAACAAGGCGTTGAAGCACAGTCCCGACATGCAGGAAATCCGACAGCAGTTTCTTGGTTTCCCGGATGCTGCTCATGACGACGGACCCGATGCCGTTGAAGGAGGTATTTACAAGCTCAACAAACCGGGAATCAAGCAAACCGGCGGGTTGAAAACAGCAAAATATAAACCAAATAAATCAAGACGATTATGGTAGCGAATTATCTACAAACATGCGACTTCCTGGTTTTTATATCGGAAGCTTCGTTTAAAAAACTCATTCGTGATGAAGATTGCAAAGTCATCAACGCACAAACGATGGCTTATGGCTATATCTCAGAAAAACTCTCCGGACGTTATCAAATAGCGAAGGAACTTTCGAAGGAGGGGGAAAACAGAAACGCGGCAATGGTCCGATGGATGACGGTATTGACTCTTTATTTCCTTTATCAATCCATCCCGGATGATGAGATACCTGAACGGGTAAGGCTGAATTACGAAGACGTGTTGAAAGAAATCGACAGGGTTGCAGCCGGCAAAGACAATAGTACGCTCCTTCCTGTTCTGGATAGATCCGGTAAACCCTTAACAGCATTCCGGTGGAGTTCCAACCCAAGAAGAAGTCATAATCCGTTCGGTTGTTAAACATCATGTAACTGTTATTTAAAATGGATGTAACTAGAATTTTTAATACGATATCGGCAAAGTTCCTAAAAAATAAAAAACGTAAATCATCTCTGCTGAAACGTCAAGGACCTACGCGGATTAAAATGGAGATGGATTCTTTGACGATGGCGGTACTGGATGCTCTTGATCCGGACAATTCCGATCGTATAAACCTGCTGGAAATATACGACAATACCTGGAAAGACAGCCAGGTTATCAGCGAACACGAAAAAGCGGAGGCTTTTTTAATTACCGAACCATTCGAAATATGTAAAAAAGGCAGCGACACGGTCGATAAGAAACGAACGAGACTGCTTGATCGACCCTGGTTTACAAGCTTCTTGACTTTTGCGATGGATACTGAATTTTGGGGATATCAACTTATTGAGTTCGGGGACCAGGATCAGAAAGGCGAATTTGAAGATGTAAGAATCTTTCCGCGTGAACATGTTCGTCCTTTTGAAAAGATAATTACCATCAACCCTTGGGATCGGGATGGCATATCGTATGATGGCCATGAAACGGAGTTCTTTCTGTTGCCACTTGGAAACCCGGAAGTATTAGGAAAACTGGAAAGTATCAGCCGGGAAATTATATGGAAAACTTACGCCAGATCAGACTGGTCGGAGTACAATGAGCGATTCGGTAAACCTTTCGTTATCTACGAGACAGATACCGACAACGAGGAAGAGCGGCAAAAGGCTATAGAGATGGCCACCGGGTTCGGAAGCGACTTGGTAGGTGTTATAGGCAGCGATGAAAAATTAACAGTCACATCCATTGCCAGCAAGGAAAGCTCTGACAATTACAAGAGTCTTGCTGATTTCTGCGACGATCAGATCGCTAAGATGATGAATGGACAGACAGGGACCGGTAAAAATCAGCAATGGGCCGGCACAGCCGAAGTTCATGAACGTATTCTGACGGAGTTCACCAAGGCCCGGTTAAAAAAGATACAAGACGTTGTTAACTACCGTCTTTTCCCTTTCCTGATAGCACACGGTTACAAGCTGGACGGATATGAATTTAAATTCTTCGGCTTGAAAGACAAGAAGGAAAATACGGTAGACAACAAAAGTTATGATGAGCCGGATCCGGCCAAATCGAATGATACCGCAGAGAAGCCGGTACTAGGTTTTTTCGGAGATGCCCGGATGCTGTAGAAAACAGTTTTTCCGGGCTGATAAATAGCCTGTACGAACACAAATGCCCTGTATGTAGCGGTGAGCCTGCATCCATCGAATTGGGACTGAAAGAGAAAGTGATAGAGGCTATTTTAAAGCGTATCTATGACAAATTCAATGTCAAAGACGATATAGATCCCGACCTGTTCCAATACACCTGGAGCAAATTAAACAAAGCCGTAGAAGAAGGGGTAGGCATAGATATAAAACTGGGAGATCCTAATTATGATTTTTTGCAGGAGCTAAAAATGAATAATGCTGTCTTTGCAGCATTCAAGACTCACCGCCAGCAAAATGATCTGTTCGCACTCTTAACAGATGAGAACGGCAATCCCAGGAGTTTCAACGATTTTAGAAAAGCTTCCGAACCTGTTATAGGGGAATACAACGTAAACTGGCTATCGACTGAACATACAACGGCTATACGTTCCGCACGCACGGCCGCACGTTTTCGCGATTACATGAGAGACAGGGATGTATTCCCCAATATCCGATGGCTACGAAGTGCGGCCCTGGATCCCCGCGTAATCCATCAGAAAAACTACAATACGGTCAGATCCCTGATCGATACGTGGTGGAAAACGAATTATCCGGGATGTCTGTGGAATTGCCAGTGTGACATGGAAAATACGGATGATCCGATCACGCATATCGGCTATCATCCTGTCGGTTTAACCGGGGAAAAGGGGACTGACTCCGATCAGGACGAGAAAGATCCCGGATTGGACCGAAATCCGGCTTATACA